ATAGAAGGCGGTGACCAGAACGAGATTGAACAGACCGAAAACGAAGTTCATATTGCAACACAGGAGAAGGAAGGCGCAGAAGCAGATCATAAGATTGCAAAACAAAATCAGAAAGATGCACAAAAGAATCATCAAAGTGCCAAGAGTTTCAACCAAACGCTTGCAGGTGTGGCTTATGCCATATCAGCAATGGTTCAGGCGTTTAATGATGCAAAACAGGCCGCTGCCGCATTTGGCGAAAACCTTGATGCAAACATGAACGAGACTGGCCAGTATATAATGTCGTTCCTTGAGGGAGCAAACACGGCCCTCAGCAGGATGCAGTCTGGAGACTTTGCTGGCGCCATCTCTGGTTTTGTCTTCGGCTCAATAGCAAGTATCGCACAGAAGCATGATACGACACTCAAGGAGGACCAGAAGCGTTCGGAGTTAGTCCAGAAGACGTTCAGCAACATGATGAGTCTGATGGAAAAGAAAATGGAGAGCCTTATGGGCACCATTGACGAACTTGAGATAACGAACGCTGACCGCAGAAACCTGTATGATTATCTCGGAGTGATAGATCCTTCAATCATAAAAGGCTTGATGACTGGAAATGATCTGGATGCAAAAGAACTTGCTTCCCGTTTGTTTTATCATTACAAAGGAAATTTTAGTGATATAGAGAACCCGACTGAAACTCAGAAAGCCGCTATGAAGGCCATTGTATCAGGGAAGTATTTTGATGCCGCCTATGCCAACATGCTTATCCAGCGTGACGAACTGATGCGCCAGATTGCCGATGAGGAAGACATGAAGGATGCCGACGAAGGCAAGATCCTCGACATGAAGGAGGAACTGGCAGAGATGGAGGAGGATATCAAGAACTTCGCAAAAGACATGGCCGAGGCTTTGTACGGCATTGACTTCAAGTCATGGGCAAATGACCTTGCAGATGCGCTTGTTAGTGCCTGGGCTGCTGGCGAGAACGGTGCGGAGGCTTACAAGAAGAAGGTCAGCGAGATACTGAAAGACCTCGGTGTGAAGATGATAACGCAACGTATCATTGCAAATACAATAAAGCCTATAATGGATCATTTCCTCGACCAGTTTGAGTCCGATGGTGGCGTTCTTACTGAGCAGGGCTTGGCTATTATTGCAGAAATGTACGAGGCTGGAGAAGAAATGGCGCAACAGACTAACGCTTTCATGGACGGTATCAATGAGGTAGCAAAGCAGTACGGTGCCGACCTGAAGGACACAAGCAGCAGCGGTTCCACAGGCTCTTCAATCAAGGGAATCACGGAGAACACTGCAGACCTGTTGGCATCGTACATCAATGCGATACGCGCAGATGTCTCTGTTGACAGGAACATGATAGCGACATACTATCCTCAGTTCCTTACTGTAATCACTCAGGTAAGCGTATTGTCGCAGACTCAGGTCACTTTGCAGCAGCAGATAGCGGCCAACACGCTGAGAAATGCGGAGGCGGCAGATAAGATATACGATATAATGCACAAAATGGAAATAGGAGCCGTACAGATTAAGATGAAATAAATGAGGTGGCACTTCGTTATGATGTGTCTCTTGTTTTACATCTTAAATTCGATCCAACCGTGTTTTTTGCAAACTTATACTTTGCAAAAGCGATATCTTTAACTTAATATACTATAAAAATGTGCTTAAATTTAAGCAATATTTTTATGACTGCATTATCTTTGCATCCGCAAATCGTTCATTGACATATTGAGACAATTCGGCAAAATTATTCTTCAGTGCTTTCTTGCTCTATTTCTTCATTAATATCTTGGTTGCGTTTGTCAATATACATACATGCTGCCTCAACAATATAAGAAAAGCCATAAACGATAAATGAACTGAAAAACGTTGAAAGACTTGGAATTGTTCCAATATACCACATTGTCTGTGCTACAGGATCTTTTGTAAAATAACCTCTTCCTGCTTCATTACCTTTGGCTATACATACAAAAAACGAAACAAGACCAATAGCAAACATACAAAATGCCAAAAATTGAATGATTCCAGGAATTGCTTTCTTCATAATTCTATAAGTTTTTAGTTATTACTGCGACAAAAATAGCAAATAATCTATAAACATAGCACTTTTTTGCCGAATTATTTGGATAATTTAAGAAAATGCTCTATCTTTGCAGTGTTCAATTCTAATAACACCACAGAGGGCAGAGCGATGTCCTTAATAGGACATATTATTTTGTCCTTATGGCAACCGTATAAAAGCGGTGTGCTCCCGTACATATATTATAATGGTATATGTGTCCTCTGTGGTAATGGGATTGAACAGCGGGTCGGCACTCCGCTATTTTTGTGCCGCGTTCTAAAAATTACCACAAATGAACGAATTAGTTTTAACCAAGTCCAGTACAGAAAGCGACTTGAAGCGGTATTTTACCGCAGTCTTAGAGTTATCCAAATCGGATAACAAGTTTCCAATTAATCTTGATGAGGTGTGGCCATTAGTGTACTCTGCCAAAGAAAAGGCGGTAAGAGCATTAAAGTTACACTTCTTTGAAAATGAGGATTTTATCACCTTAGCCCAAAATGGCGAAGGTGGAAAATTTTCCTCAAACATTTATCATTTATCTCTCTCCTGCATGGAATATTTCATAGCCAGGAAGGTACGCCCCGTGTTTGAGGTCTATCGTCAGGTGTTCCACAAGACAGCGGTTGCAGCACTCCCCACGACTTACAAGGAGGCGTTGACGCAACTCTTGTCACAGGTTGAGCAGAACGAGAAACTGCAAGAGGAGAACGCAAGGCTACTGGAGAAGAAGGACACCTATTTCAAGGGGCTTGTGGTCGCAGAGTCACTTATCAAAGACCAGAAGAAGATCATCAGGGAGAAGAACGAGGAAATCCAGACGAAGCAGAACATCATCAACCTGCAGAGCGGGGAACTTGACACGCTCATCCCCAAAGGCAAGATCTACGACCATGTGATGCAGACACCAGATGACGGAACACTCAGCACCACCTCATCCGTAGCCAACGAGATAGGCATGAGCGGGAAGAAACTGAACCTTCAGCTCATAGCATCAGGGATCATCTACAAGGCTCCAAACGGTGACTACCTCTTCACATCAGAGTACAGGAACTGGCAGCTCGGAAAGACGGTAAGCACCGTGGTAAGTCAGGAGACAGGCCGCGTGAAGACATATATAAAATGGAACACGCGCGGGCGCGCATACATCCATGCCTTAAACGACACCAACTGGGACAAGCGAAGGGCTTGGCATCTGCTCAAGAAAGGAACTTATGAACAAGAATCAATAAACTGCTAAACGAAAGGAGTGATTATGAAAAAGTATGATAGCGTACAGGAATACATAAAGGGCAATGGGCAGACGGTGGAGAATATGAAGGACACGCTGCTAACCACCGCGCTTGACATGCTCAGTGAATGCGCACATAACTTCAGCGGAGATGCTGCTGCTACGGAGAAAGCCGCATTGCCCCTGATATGGCTGAACGACATCCTTGATACTGTTAAGTAGAATTGATGTAGGCTACATTCACGGTGGTGCTATCTGCTGTACCGTCTTGCGTACCAGATAGCCCATCGTCCATGCGGCATCCTCCGATCCCGAACTAACGTCGTAGTAGTCGCATATGGCCGTCATGACATGGTAAAGCTCGTGGCTTACGGTGTCCCAGAACTGTCCCTCGTCTGAGGAGCCTCCTATGAATACGAGTGACATGCGAAGGGCAAATGAGGACACGCACATGCCTGTATTCTCGTGATAGAGAAGGACTCTCAGTGCCTCGTCGATGTTTTCGTCCTCCATTCCGAAGGACTCCATATATGCACGCATGTCCCTAACGTCCTTCCTGTAGAGGTTGTAGCACAGTACGACTCCCCACCTGCCATTAATGTCTATATACTTGCTTGTCATATCCTATAAGAATCTTTCCCAGTATATCGGTATTCCTGCGTTGCACATCTTTGCCGCGAAGCACGCAAGCGGATTCGTCGGGTCTCCGTCAGGATCCTTCATCGTCTCCTCCACATACGTCACGCGCTGCTTGTCAGTCGTCAGCGTCTTAGGGTAGTCGGCAATGCTCATCATGAAGAGATACCATACGGTATATACATACTTGTCAGAGACCTCAACGCCGTTTGACTTGAAGATCTCAACAACATCATCCACAGACCGTATGGTTATCGGCTTCATTTTTCCTGTAGCCTGGTCTTCAACCTCCATATTGCCGATTGCCCATTTTGCCAGCTTCCTGCTGAACTGGCCATGATACATATCCTGATAAATGGCCTCCTCTTCTGAAATATAGTGTTTCATTCTATTAAAAAGTTTATGGTTGATTTTTAATAAGGGAAACCCTTATCAAAGGATTTCCCCCGAATCTTTAATTAAATGAACCTGCCTCGTGAGTCTCGTGAACGGCGGTAGTGCTCCTCGTTCATGTCGTCCTCGGAGTCTTCCCATCCGTGCTTGTAGCCCTCACGGTAGCCGTGTTCATAGCCTCCCCTCATGCTGATGCCGTCGTGTGTACGGTAGCCGCCACGATAGCCATGCCGCATGTTGCCGCGCATCTCGGAGCGCATCTGCTCCTTGTCGCTGTCGTTGATGATGATTACTGGCATAGTCGAAAAAGTTTTGTGGATTCTACTTCTTGGACGCCGGCTCGAAGAAATCGTTCAGTCTTGACAGAATCTGGTCAAGTTTCTTGTCCTGTGCGTCCTGACGTTCCTCAAGTTTCTGAATGACCCTGGCCTGCGCCTTGTTCTCCGCATACTGCGGGTTCAGCGTCTCGACCATTTTCTCATACACGGGAATCGCATCCTCATGATACGGGGTCATCTCGACATGCTTCCTTGATTCCTGCATCCTCGCGTCGATGGCCTGAAGAGTGGCCTCCTTGCTGATGCTGACAAACGTGTTGCCGTTGTTGTATGTCGAGCTTTCCGCACTGACGGGAAGGTTGTTGAACGGCACATCGCTTCCGTCGATACTGACGACCACATCCACGATGTTGTTCTGTCCGTTCATTGCTGCCAGTCCGTTGAGGATATTCGGGGTCTGTGTCTGATACGGCATCTTAGGGTCGCTCTTCGACTTTATGACACCAATCTGAAGAACAGGCTTCTTACCTTCATGCCTGTTAAGTACATAAAACGGCGAACCAACGCCAATACTGTTGAAATCCATAGTTTTACCTTTTTGAATGTTGATACTCTCTGATTAGGCTGCTGCTCCCCCAGTGTTTGTGGTCGGTGTCAGTGCTGACGCGATACGGTCAACAACAAGGTCTGCAACGCCTGTAGCCCACAGTGTCGGAACTGCCGTCATGCTGTTGTTAGGCAGCGTGATGGTAGCAGGCTGACTGCGTTTGATGGCCTCCACCTCGTTGGAGATGGCGTTGAGCTGTGCGATGACGGGTGCTACGCTCTGCTGGGCGACGGCTGCCGTGTACTTCTGCGACTCCAGTTCTGCAATCTTTGCTGTGAGCGTAGTAATCTCCCTGTCCTTGCGGCTCGACTCCATAGCGTCGATCTTGTTGTCAAGGGCGAGGAAGTTCTTGTTCATCGTGTCGCTCAGACTGTAGGTCTGCTGACAGAGCGCGAGTTGGTCGGCTGCGCTCTTTGCGGCGATTGACTGCTGGACGCCGTTGATGCCCTGTGACAGTGTGTTCGTCTGCTGGCACATTGCCAACTGGTTCTGACAGCAGCACTGCTGGAACTGTGATGCGAGGCTTGCGTTTCCAGACTGGATCGCATTTACGACTTGAAGGGCGTTCATTCCCTGATTGGCTGCGATTGTAGCAAGTGAGTTCTGTACGTTCTGCACTGCTGCATTCACGAGGTTGAAGTCCTGACCCAGTGTCGTTGCAAGGCTCTGGATGGCTGTGCGTGATGCCTCGCCCTGATTTGTCACAGCCTGCATGATGAGGTCGCGGCCAGAGTCGTTGGCAAGCTGGTTGCTCAGGAATGCTGCGCCACCGTTGCCGTTGCCGCCGAAGCCGTTTCCCCAGCCACCGTTGCCCCATCCGAACATGGATGCGATGATGGCGAGGCCGAAGAGGTCTGCGATACCGTTCATGCCGTTGTTGCCGAACAAGCCGTTACCGCCGCCTACAGGAATGCTGAAAGGTATTCCGCTTCCTGCGTTACCGTCTGGAATTTGATAAATTTCTGCCATAATAAATTTTGTGTTTGAGTTGTTAATACTTGAGTTACCTTTGTCCTTGCGCTCAGACAAAGGCAAAGTTATGAAAACTAACGCCTCGAAACAAAGAAAAAAGGAAAATGGCACTGCCTAAAACGTGCAGTTCGTCATCATCTTCCCGATGATTTTATACACTTTCCGCTCGCAAATACCGTACTTTTCGGAAAGGTGCGCGATGATGTAGGTGGTCTTGTGACCCATGTCCTTCATGATGTCAAACTCCTCAATCATCGGTAAATACTGGTAATCCGACATGCTGATGCCGTGATCGTGCAGCGATTTCATCAATTTTTCCCCAATTTTTATTAATTCTTTTACAATCATAGTGCAAAATGGTTGGCTGATTAATTCTTTTTTCCTATCTTTGCACCCGCACTCACCTCAATATGAATACATCAGACCCACACACAGGATAGAGAGGGCATGTTCCGTCCCCCGGCTCCCGTGTGCGGGTCTATTCGTAAATTGAGGTGAGATGCTTTTTATGAAAGTCGGGGGATTTTCCTTTTCCCTCCCCCAGGGGGAATTTATTACTGAGGCATAGGCTTGAATCCTTGTGCAAGGATGATCTTAGCGGCCTCATAAGTACCCGTAAGTACGTCAAGATTACGGATCGTCTCAAGGAACACCGAATATTCGGTACCTGTAGTCATCACTATCTGTATGTGGTTCTTCTTTGCCTGGTAGCCTCTCAGGAACCTGTACGATGTGTCCTGTCCGAAATTGTCAGTTACGTTGACCTTTCCCCTGACGCTCCTCGACTTTCCCTCGTATGGATTACGGAGATATGCCCACTCGCCATGTCCTACCTTCTTCCTGACAGGTGGCGTGTTCCAGTTCTGCTGCAGCACGATACCCTCCAGTTTGCCGTCAACATACAGGCCGCATGCGTATGACGTCTGCGTGTTTCCCGTGAATCCAAGGAACTCACGGTGCTTAGGAA